CAACTTGATTTTTTAGCACCAACATTTTTTTACAGAAATGGAAGGCCATCAGAAAGTGGGCAACCAGTATTTTTTACGATGACAGGAGATAATTTTGTCTTTGGTCCATCACCTGATACGAGTTATAACGCAGAACTTTTGTATTACGCAGCACCAGATTTTCTAACTGATAGTAATACGAGTAATACCTTTTTAGTTACTGCACCCGATGCGCTTTTGTATGCTTCTTTAGGTGAAGCAGAACCGTTTTTAATGAACGATCAAAGATTAGCTGTATGGGCAACTTTATACGACAGAGCGAAGAATAATCTTACTGCATCTGATGATGCGGCTGAATACTCTGGTAACCCTATGACGATGAGCGTATCAACGTAATGGAAAAGATTTCTTTTGGTGAATGGCTACCCGATCAGCCTCCTGTAGCAGGAGCGTTAGTAGATGCGTTCAATGTAATCCCAAATCAAATCGGTTATGGACCATTACCATCGGTATCGAATATTTCTAATGATGCTAGTGATAATTTGAATGGATTATTTAGCGGAAGATTTGGAAGTACTACGAAAGTTTTTGCAACATCGAGTACAAAAATATTTGAATATTCATCATCAAACTTAAACCTTACAAATATCTCTCAGGCAGGCAATTACAGCGCATCAGATACGGGTAGGTGGTCCTCTGCCCAGTTTGGAAAGGTTGTATTAGCAGCAAACGGAGAAGAGATTCTACAAGCCTATACACTAGGCACAAGTAGTAACTTTGCAGATGTAGCAAGTGCGGCACCGACTGCACATTTTGTAAGTGTTGTTAGAGACTTTGTGGTTTGTGGAAGAACGAATGAGTTTCCAAACAGAGTCCTTTGGTCAGATATTAATGATGAGACAGATTGGGTACCTGGAGCAACTTCTCAAAGTGATACACAAGATATAGCAGATGGTGGAAACATTCAGGGAATTACAGGAGGAGAGTTTGGGTTAATCTTTTTACAAAAAAGTATTTCTAGGATGACCTATGCAGGAGCCCCTTTATATTTTCAGTTCGATACGATTAGTAGAGGGTTAGGTTGTTTAGAACCTAAGTCGATTGCGCAATATGGAAACTTATCATTCTTTTTGAGTGATGATGGTTTTTATATGTGCGACGGAACAAAGGTTATTCCAATCGGTGCAGAAAAGGTAGATCGATTCTTCTTTAATGATGCAGAACTTGCGCTCTTAAATAATATGAGTGTAGCGGTTGACCCTGTAAGAAGATGTGTGTTTTGGTTGTATACCAATAACTCTTCTGCGCAATCCATCATTATTTATAATTGGCAGATTCAAAAGTGGAGTAGAGGAGAGACCACCGCAGATTTTATCTCTAGTGTTGAGACAGAAGGAATTACGTTAGAGAGTTTAGATAATTATTCTTCTAGTATTGATGCACTAGGAATTAGTTTAGATGATCGTTTTTGGGTGGCAGACAATACATTACTTGCTGGTGTACAGGATGCAAAGATTGTCGCTTTTAGTGGGGCAAACTCTGGAGCAGAAATTGTAACAGGAGATTTAGTAAGTCAGAACTCCATTATTACTTTGGCAAAGCCACAGATTGACGGTGGTACTGCAAATGTATCGATTGCAAGTAGGGCAAGATTAGATGGAGAAATATCTTTTGGAAGTGTTGCCCAAGCTGATGCAGAAAACAGATGCTCAGTTAGATCGCATGGAAGGTATCACAGAATCAAAGTGCTACCGAGTGGCAATTATACAAGTGCGGTTTCTGTAGATTTAGATATTAAAGCAGGAGGGATGCGTTGAGCCAATATAGAGTTCTTCCTTATAGTGGTGCTGAACCTCGCCAGATATCAGAGGTAGTAAATAATGCAATGGCAGGAAAAATCAATAATACGGGTTCCATTAATTTAACTGCATCAAGTGCAACGCAAACTCATTTAGATGATGCGCGCATTGGCCCAGATAGTGTCATTAGTTTTATGCCAACAAATACTGCTAGTGCAAGTTTTGTAGGAGATATGTTTATTAGTAGTAGAAACATTGGATCTGCGGTAATTAGTCATTCGATTAATACCCAGGCAAGTGCAACCTTTTCTTTTACGATTATAGGGTGATAGAAAAAGTATACGTTGCGCCAAAGAATTTACGGGCGCATTGGGATTATATACGTCCCAAATTAGAATTAATTTTAAAAAAGAGTCCTGAACAATGGATTCCAGAAGATATCTATGCAGATATTCTCAATGGACATTCCTTGCTCTGGATTGCTTTGAATGTAGACAAACCGATTGCATTTATTGTCGGTCAAATCCAAGCAAATCAAACGTTTCATTTATGGGCAGGGTATTGCGATCCTCACATAGATGATTATACGAAATGGCAAATGATAGAAGAAATCGCAATTGAAGCACAGTGTAAAAGAATGACATTTGAATCATGGAGAAAAGGCTGGGCAAGAAAAGCAAAACGCTTAGGCTTTGTTCCCAGAAAATATATTAAGGAGTTACGAGTATGAGTGGAGGTGGAACACAAACCCAAATCCAAGAGTTAAATCCGACACAATTACCTTTTGTGGAATACGGTTTACAAGAGGCACAAAATTTATATCAGTCAGGATCGCCCGTATACTTTCCAGGGCAAACTTTTGTAGGACCAAGTGATCAAACACAAACTGCATTAGATGCGGCACAAAACAGAGCAATACAAGGAAACCCGTTAGTACCTGCTGCACAAAGCCAGTTTCAATCGACAATCGAAGGTGATTATTTATCAGCTACGAATCCCTATTTTGCCAATCGATTTAATACTGCGGCAGATGCGGCTAGTCAAAGATATTTCGATGCAATGAATCAGATTAACTCGCAAGCATCGATGGCAGGACGGTATGGCTCTAATGCTATGGGTCAATTGCAAGACCGGGCAACGAGTCAGTTTGCAAAGTCTTTAACAGATACCGCAGGTGGACTCGCTTTTGATAATTATGCGCAAGAAAGAGCAAGACAATTAGCGGCATCGCAAGCAGCACCAGCATTAGCCGCGCAAGATTATGCAGATATTGATCGGATGCTCTCACTTGGAAACATTACAGAAGGGTATCAACAACAAGCATTGCAAGACTCTATCAATCGATTTGATTTTGAACAAGGTATGCCACAAAACAAATTACAAAACTTTTTATCTGCTGCCTATGGTGCGCCTTTAGGAAGTCAAACAACGATGCCTGTTCCAAAAGGAGGGATTCAAGGTTTATTAGGTGGTGCGTTAACAGGAGGAGCATTAGCATCTTCTATTCCTGCACTCGGCCCGTATTCCCTGCCAATAGCGTTGGGAACAGGACTTTTAGGAGCGTTATAACATGGCAAGCATATTAGATGAAATGCAAAAAGGCAAAATAAACCAAGGATTTAACCAAGGATTATTAAATCTTCCTTCAAATACAAATCCTACAATGGGATTATTAGGCAATCCATTATTTGCGATTGGTTCTGCGTTATTAAATCCTAGACAGTCTTTCGGACAAAACTTACAGCAAGGTTTTCAAAACCTTATGCAACAACAAATGTATAAGGCAGAGCAGGATAGAAAAAATCGTGCGGATATGATTAAACTTGCGCCCCTAATTAAACAAAATCAAATAAAAAATATTATTAACCAAAGTGGAATTACCTCTGACAGCATTAAACAAATGCAAGCTATTGACCCAATAGTAACGGGAAATATTTTAAAAAGCATAAAAGAGGGAACTCAGTCATCAAGGCAAATCAATGCAATGAATACTGGTGGAGGAATGAGTTCAAACCCATATCGATTGCAATACGAAACAGCAATTTCGGCAGGTGTAGAACCTGGAAAACTTGCTGCTTTCAAAAGCATAATTGAAGGGATTGATATGGGAGTTTATGATCTATCAAATCCATTAGATATAAATGCAATTAATCAGGTTGCGAGCAGTGTAAATCGATTGATTGAAAATGTTGGGAAGACACAAAGAGATGAGGTAGGTTTAGGCATACGACAAGCCGCAGAAAAAAGAGCAGCAGAAGGAGATATTGGAAACCAAGCAGAGGCACAAGCAGCCACTTTCTTAACCAGAATGTTAGGAGCAAACAAAAGGATTGACTCCCCGGCATTTGATGAAAGTGGAAAACCAATACTAATAGACGGAAAACCAGTTTCCATTGCAGATGTTGCTAACAAGCCGGAGATTTCTGCAAAATTAGCAGGAATATTTGGCTCAACTGCTGAAAATATTTTTACCTCTCCTAATAGACAAGTTTATAAAAATGCAGCGATGGATTGGATAACTGCAAATTTACGAAAAGAATCTGGAGCAGTTATTTCAGAAATAGAATTTGAAAGAGACTTTGTTAAATTTTTCCCGCAAATTGGAGACAGTCAAAAAGTTATAGAAGCCAAGAGACAAGCAAGAAAAAACGCAGAAAAAGGCATGAGAGCATCAGCAGGAAAAGCAATAAAGAGACTTCCTAATTTAGATCAAGGAAACACAACAAATCAACAACAACCAAATCAACAATCCAATGTGGGCCGAACTCCTACATTAGAAGAATTGCTTGAAGAAAAAAGAAGGCGTAAATAATAATATAAGGATTGACCATGGATTTATCCAAACTTACAGATGAAGAGTTGGATGCGATGATTGCGCAAAAACAAACATCAACTCCTAAACCTTCAACTGCTCCGTATATAGATTATTTTGGAAACGAATATCAAGTTCCAAAAAAAGTATCGGATACAACAAAAGAATTAATTAGGCAGTTAGGTTTAACAGCAAGGGGAGCAATAAGCGGCCCTGCATCCTTTTTAAGTTTAGTAGGAGACCCTTTAAATTTAGTGGCCAATGTTGCAACCGGTTCTCCTGTATCTGGGAAAAGTACGTTTATGCCGGTATCTCAGGCATTTAATCAACTTCTAGGAAAAGATTATTTAAATCTTCCTGAGCCAAAAGGAAAAACAGAAAGAATTGTACAAGATGTTGTATCTGCGGGTTCTGGTGTTGGCTCAGTGTATAAAGCAGCAGAAAAACTTCCCAACCTTTTTGGAAAAAAAGCAGAACCATTAAAAGATTTTTTTACTATGGGTGGACCTAGTTTTCAAACGGCAGGTGGTGGAGCCGCGGCCCTTGCGGTTGGTGCGGCAAGAGAAGGAGGAAGACCGCCATTAGAACAATTAGCCTATGGAATTGGCTCAGGCACTTTAGTTCCTAGTGGTGGAGCAGGAGCAAAGATAGGAGCGGAGTCTATTGCAAGAGGTGCAAAGTCAACGGTGCAACCATTTACAGAAGAAGGCCGAGAAGTAATTGTTGGAAATGTTTTAAATCAATTAGCAAGAGACCCCGTTTCAGCAAAAGCAAATATTGATGCTTCAAAACCAACCATACCAGGCTCTATGCCTATGACGGCAGGGGCATCAAAAGATGTTGGGTTGGCAAGTGCAGAACAACCAATTCGATCTTTCGACGCAACGGGAAAATTTGCAGAAAGAATTTCAAAAAATAATGAAGCTAGAAGAATTTTATTAGGAAAGTTTACAGACCCAGATAATATTGTTCAGGCAGAAAAATCCAGAGATACATTCACAAGTCCATTGCGAGAGACTGCTTTTAAAAAGGCAGAAGATGCAGGAAGAGTTGTAGATGTAGATTCTATTTTGGAGCAAATCGAAACAATATCCTCTGGTCCTACTGGTGCAAGAGAAGCGGTAAACTCTGCTATGAAACAGTTTAAATCGCAAATAGAAAACGAAACTGGCGATGTTAGAAGACTTGATTCTATTCGTCAGAATATAAACGATTACATTCAAGGAAAAATTGTTGGCTCCAAAGCAGAAAACTTTAAACTTGCAAAAGGTGAACTTACACAACTAAGAAATTTTATAAGCAATGAAATAGATAAAGTTGCTCCAGGTTATAGAAATTATTTAAAAAAATATTCAGAACTTACAAAACCAATAGAGCAACAAAAAAAGATTCGTGAGATAGAAATAAAATCAACGGAAGGTGGTTTGCCAGAGGCAGGAGGTTTTGAGCCTATTCGCCCAGTAACATTTAGAAAACTTGTTTCAGACAAAAAAGATAAGTTAAAAGATGTTTTAACAAAAACGCAGTTAGCAACATTGCAAAACATATCCAGAGATATTGATCTGGGTTTGGCAGGTCAAACATCTGCGGTGCGAACTCCTGGGTCTCCTACTTTTAAAAACTTATCTGTCGCAAACATTATTGGAGATATTATCGGAAAGCAAACCTTTGGAGATGTTGGCCCGATTGCTTCAAAAGTAACATTACCTTTACAGTTTTTATACAATGCTCCAGATCAAATGGTGAGAGAGTTATTAATTGATGCAATGCTTGATCCAAAATTAGCATCAAAACTTTTAGGGAAAGCCACTCAAAAAAATGTTCAAGCAGTAAGCGAGCAGTTACAAGAAAAAGCAAAACAGATTGGTTTTGGTCAATTTTTAATATCAACGGAATAATATAATGGCAAAGACTAAGATTTCAGAATACGATAGTACCGCTAGTAACAACACGGAAATAGATGGCGTAAATATTTCGGAAGGCATGCCACCTAGCCTGGTCAACAATGCTCTAAGGACGTTACTCGGGCATTTAAAAGACTTCCAAAGTGGCTCTAGTTCCGACACCCTTACTCTAAATGGAAAACTTACGGTAAACGCATCGGCAGAACTTTCCTCTGGCCTAACAGTAGATGGGCAGTTTACTTCAACCGGTGAGTTTACTCCGAGCGCACTTACAACCTCGTTATTAACGGGTACCGGAGGAACTCTTAATAATATTGTTATTGGAAACTCCTCTCCCAATGCAGGTACATTTAGCATCATCACTGCAACGACTAAAATTAACGGGCCTGTCTCTGCCGATTCGATTGTAGGTACGACTATATCTGCTAGTAACGTATTTTCTACTAATTTTCATGGAAGTTATAGCGGTGATTTAACGGGTAACGTTAATGCAGCGGCCGGTACTTCTAGTTTTACAAACGTAGTAATAAACGGCTCCTTAAATATGGATGCTTCTACTACTGCGACTATAACGGGTTTATCAACTCCAGTAAATTCGACAGATGCAGCTACTAAAGGTTTTGTGGACACATCTATTGCAAATCTTGTTGACTCTGCGCCAGGCACCTTGGACACCCTCAATGAACTTGCTGCGGCTTTAGGGGACGATCCGAACCTGTCTACAAGTATTGCCAGTAGTTTAGGTACAAAGCTCACTTTAACAGGTGGCTCCATGACAGGCACGTTGTCTTTGGGTGGTAATACGATATTAAATATTGCGTCAGCCTCGACAACATCAGGGGTAGTTAATAAAGGACAGATGGAAACGCAAGATGCGTTAAAACTTTCTTTATCTGGTGGCACAATGGCGGCAGATATTGCAATGGGTGGCAACCGCATAACTGGATTAAACGAAACTCCAACGGCATCGAGCCACGCAACATCGAAAGCCTATGTAGACGGCATATTAACTTCTGGAACAAATGCGGCAAGTGCGGCGGCAAGTGCTACGGTATCTGCGGCATCGGCACAATTATCTGCATTAGCGGCGGCATCTTCTCAAGTTGTAGCAACAACACAAGCAAGTAACGCCTTAAACTCAGCATCGGCGGCAGAGTCGCATTTAGATAGTTTTCAGGACATTTACTTAGGCACAGCATCAAGCGACCCTAGTACTGATTTAGATGGAGATGCTCTTGCCGATGGAACACTTTATTTCAACACCACGCAGAATAAATTAAAGGTCTTTTCTGGTAGTTCTTTTAATGATGCGGCATTCGATGTGGGAACCGCAGTAACATCTTTTGCTATACAAGGTGGGGCGGCACAAACTGGAGCAGTAACGCTTACCACCGCAAACGTAACAACACTTGCTTCAACAACATTCGAGCCGAAAGGCGAATCAACAACACAAGCCGTTGCAATGGCTTTAGTTTTCGGAGGATAATATCATGGCATTAGTCGGCCAACCAATTCAGATTTCAAGCGCAAGCACCGTTCTTATGACGGTTCCTGCGACGTTAGAAGCATCACTGCATAGTTTATTAATTGCTAACCCTACTGACGGTAATTTGAATGTAACACTATCGTATTTTGATTCCAGTACATCTAGTGAACTAAGTTTACTTACACAAACCGTAACTGGAGACACAACTTTAAAGGCCTTTGATGCTCCTATCAACATGGCGGCTGGAGACAAAATTCTTTCGTCTGCCTCAGGTAGCGGATTGATTGCGTTAGTAAGTAGGTTTGAAAACAGTTCTACGCCACCTGAAACGGGGTTCCGTGCGCAAGGAAACTACACAGCCACGACCACATATCAGACCAACGATGTCGTTTTCTTAGAAAGCGATAGCAATAGTTATTTATCTAGAACAGATTCTAATTTAAACAACGTTCCAAGTAGTAACCCTAGTAACTGGCAAGTGTTTGGAGCCGTAGGGTCCGCAGGTTCAGGATTTGATGGTTCAGGAAATGCAAGTGCGAGTGGGCAACTAAATATTGGAACAGTTAGTTCAACTGCACTAATTAGTGATGTAGATGGTAATCTAAGAGACATACCCTTAAGCACAAAAGTATCTGGCAACTACACTCTTGCAATTGGTGACGTTGGTAATCAAGTAACAATAAATTCAGCAAACGTAATCGTTACAGTCCCTACAGGCGTGTTTGATGTAGGCGATATTGTTTCTCTTGTTTCCGTTAATGGATGTACTGCTACGTTGGCTTGTACTGCTGTTAATGCAGTCAAAGCAGGTGATTTAGCGGCAACCGCATTACATACTTTAGATGCAAACGGAGTAGCAAGTATTATGTTTAGTTATACAGCAGACTTAGCTGTACTTACTGGGAATATTTCATAATGACAGGAATACATCAATTATTATTTTCTAACTTTTCAACAACGTCATCAACTCTCAACTCCGTGGAAGTTTTAGTAGTTGCAGGAGGAGGCGGTGGCGCGTCGAACGGCTCTGGAGCCGGAGGAGGAGGAGGCCAAATATCTAATACATCTTTCGCAGTAACACTTGGTCAAAGTTTGACAGTAACAGTCGGTGGTGGAGGTACAGGCGGCAATTCGGGTTCTGGAGGCAGGGGGACTAATTCGGTCTTTGGCTCAATTACTGCGACTGGTGGCGGTGGGGGAAAAGAAAGAGGGTCTGGAGGAACTCAGGCTGACGGCGGCTCTGGAGGTGGGGGTGGAGGAGCGAGTGCTCCCAACGGCACGGCCGGCTTTGGAAACACGCCTAATCTTACTCCGTCGCAAGGAGCTGATGGAGGAGATGGAACCACAAACACCTCATCGCCCTTTGCTTATGCTGGAGGCGGTGGAGGAGGCGGAGGAGTCGATGGGCAACAAGGCTCAGCGGCATCAGTTGACTCACCTAGTGCCGGCATCGGTAATGGAGGAAATGGTGGAAATGGAACTGAGTCTTCAATCACTGGTACTGCGATTCCACGCTCTGGAGGCGGCGGAGGAGGCTCCTTCGGGTCTAATGGCGGCTCTGGAGGTGGGGGTGGCAGTGGAGGAGGCGGCGATGGGAAAAGGACAGATGCCGGGCAAGCTGGCAGCGTAAACACAGGGGGCGGAGCTGGGGGAGGTGGAAACTCAGGAGGTATAAAAGCTGGTGCTACTGGTGGTTCTGGAATCGTAATCATTGCTTATCCTGCAACTTTCGCAGATTTGGCAGATGATGGTACATCAGGAGGATTGACTTTAGCAGGTGGCGGCGTAGATACATCGTCGCGCTCAGGATTTAAAATTTATCAATATACAGGCGGTACGGGAACTATAACTATTTAGGATTTTTATGGCACATTATGCATTTTTGAATTCCGCAAATATAGTAACAGCGGTTATTACAGGTAAGGATGAAACTGACCTTTCTAAAAATTGGGAAGAATATTATGGAGATTTCCATAATTGTGTAGCAAAACGAACTTCGTACAATACTTCTGCAAATACTCATAAAAACGGTGGAACTGCATTTCGAGGCAATTACGCAGGAATAGGTTATACATACTTTTCAGATTTAGATTTATTTATGTCACCTAAACCTTATAACAGTTGGTCTATGTCTACTGCTGATGCAACATGGATAGCTCCTTCTGCTATGCCTAGTGATGGCGGTATGTATGATTGGAGTGAGGATAATCAAACTTGGATTAAATTAGATTGATAACTCATTCTTTGTTTCCGACTGCGGTTACATTTTTTCAACATAAAGGAATAACAGAAAAAGAAATAAAGTTTTTAACTGAACAAAAGACAAGAGGCAATCAAGGTAACACAACATCAGTTGATAATAATATTTTAAATAATAAAGAAATGAAAAAACTAAAACAATTTATAGAAAAGGCTGTAAAAGAATATTTTAAAAATATATATCAACCTAAAAACAATGTTGAGCCTTATATAACTCAATCATGGTCCAACTATACAAAAAAAGGTCAGTTTCACCATAAACATGCACACCCTAACAGTTTTATTTCAGGAGTGTTTTATGTTCAAGCTGATAAAACAAAAGATAAAATTTATTTTTATAAAGAAGAATACAAACAAATAAAAATACCTGCTAAAGAATACAACCTTTTTAATAGTGAGAGTTGGTGGTTTGAAACAGGAACAAATGATTTAGTTATCTTTCCTTCTAACTTAATTCACATGGTAGAAAAGGTAGTAGGTAAAGAAAGAATAAGTTTATCTTTTAATACATTCTTAAAAGGTTACATAGGTGAAGATACAGAACTTACTGGATTACATATAGGAGCATAGATGGCACTCTTTGTAGAGTTAAAGTGGATTGATATAAGTGGTGCTAATGCAGGTAGATAATGGATATAAACGAATTAGATAAAAGAATATCTACACACGAAGCAGTTTGTTCAGAGCGTTGGTTAGAAATACTTTCTAGGGTACGCAGACTTGAGATGATCCTTGTTGGCGCATTTGGATCGATAATAATGATCTTACTAACAATTATTTTTAAATTACAATGATGGTTTTTTCAAATGATAGATCCAATCACTGCTATTTCAGCAGCGTCTACTTGTTTTTCTTTAGCCAAAAAAGCAATAGCCGTTGGGAACGATGTAGAAAATATGATGGGTCATCTTGGGCGGTGGGCTAAAAATATTGAGGATGCCAAAGAATACTTATCACAAGAAAAAGAGTACGGAAGCAGTAAACCAAAAGTTTTAAAAATACAAAAGTCAGCAACGCAAGAAGCGTTAGATTCCATTATTTTAGAAAACAAAATCAAAGAGCAAGAAAAAATTTTAAGAGAATTTTTTACCCAAAACTGGACAGCAGATTGGGGAGGCATCCAGGGATATCGAAAATTTTTAAAAATTAGGAGGCAGGTAAAAGAATCCCGAAAAAAAGAGTTATACAACAAAATGAGACGCAGAAAGGACTTTCTCTATAAAACAAAAATGGGAACGGCTCTTGTTTTGTTATCAGGATTATTAATGTTTTTAATTTGGTTCCTTGTTGATGCAGTAATTGAGAGCAGCAAATGACTTTCCTCTTTGCAACCTGGTTTGCAACGATAGTTCCTAATCGCGATCAATACTGGTGCAAATTACAATGGATGGAAAGACAGTTGTGTATTTATCGTTGTTGGAACGAAAAGAAAGCATTTGACTGGTTTGAGAAAAAACCAGACAAAGGATGCAAGATCAAGAAAATGTTTTATACCACTTAGAGGACAAGCATGTTGAATTTAGTTAGCGGTTTAATGCCGGTTGCAGAAAAACTAATTACAAGAATTTTGCCAGACAAAGAAGGACAAAGGAAGGCTCTTTTAGAGTTACAAAAACTTGAAGCAAGTGGCGAAATAAAAAAAATGGAAGCTGAGTTTGCTGACAAAGACTCTGCGAGAAAAATGCAGATGATGGCAATGGAAAGCCAACACGCCTCATGGCTTCAAAAGAACATCGTTCCAGTTCTTGCATGTGGAACAACCTTAATGACCTTTGCTTTGTTTTTAATCTTGATGTTAATTGACATACCGGATAAGTCGCATGATTTGAGCATGATTTTGTTAGGCGGTCTTTTATCAAGTCAATCGGTTATTTTGTCGTTTTATTTTGGTTCAAGTATGGGAAGCAAAGAAAAATCAGAGGACTTAGTAAACGCATTTAAGAAAGAACCCAAGGTATGAATTACGGAGCGTATTTTTCTGAAAAAGAATTTGTTTGCTCTCATACCGGCAAAGTAAAAATGGACCAGAACTTCTTAGATCGGCTAAATGAACTAAGAGGATTGTACGGGAAGAGTTTGCGAGTAACCTCTGGTTTTAGAGATGTTACCCATCCAATAGAAGCAAGAAAGAAAACACCTGGTGCGCACACTACAGGACAAGCGGCAGATTTAGCAGTTAGAGGGGCAGATGCCTACAAACTCTTAGAAATTGCATTAAGCCTCAAGTTCTCCGGGATAGGAATCTGTCAGAAGGGGTCGTCAGGGAGATTTATCCACCTAGATACTCTTATCACTACCGGCACAAGACCACGGCCCACTGTTTGGTCTTATTAATTGTGCCCGTAATTGTGCCTCAATGAGTGTATAATCAACATAAATGAGTGGTAGGGTAAAATTTAAGTATCTGATTTATCGGGGTTATTTTTTACTAAATATAGGTGGCTAGAACTTTCACGGTGGGTACAGGGGTTCGAATCCCCTTGGGGACGCCATCTTTCGGCACTATTTACAGATTGTGCCTCGATTGTGTCCGAATCGGTTGGTTTTTTCAAACGGTTCGTAGCCTCTCTTAATCTCGATGGGGCAAGGTGTGCATACCGCATAACCATCGTCAAACTAGACCATCCTCCGAGTTCCTTTAATTCAGCTAAAGACATACCATTTTGTAAACCCCAACTAGCAAAGGTATGGCGCAAATCGTGCCACCGAAACTCTTTTATTCCTGCTTTATCAAGAGCCTTTTGAAACGGCCTTTTTGGATTAATTATTGGCTTTCCTGAGACTTGTGGAAAACAATATACTTCACTTTTGCCAGAACACTCTTTTAAGATTTCTAATGCCCAATCACTCAGAGGAATAATGAGTTGTTTTTTATTCTTGCTCTCATCAGACCAAACAACAACATTTTTTGATTGTTTGTTAACCTCACTCCACTTTAAATTTAAAACGTTATTTCTTCTTAATCCAGTAGCTAATGAGAACGCCACTGCTGGCCTCAAATAATCTGGTAATACCTTTTCTAATCGTAACCATTCACTTTGCGACAAGAACCTCATACGCGTTTGTTGTATGGGTTTCTTATATAAAATGGGTAGCGGATTCTTATATTTCTGGGCAGATAAACGAGCAGCAGCCATTACCACGGTTACATATCGATTAAATGTTGGATTACTTACTTTTAAATGTTCTTCCAGGTATTTATTGTTTACCTCGTAAATTGGGATGTCTTTGTACGACTTTAGAAACTTCTGGACAATAGCACGATCAGTATCAATTCTTTTTGCCTTGATTTGCCGCATCTCATACCAATCCGAAAGGCAAGCAAATAAAGTGCGCTTTGCACTACTTAACTCTTCTAATTCTTGTAAAAACTCAGTCGCTAATTGATTGGCTTTGCGTTTGGACTTTGTTCCAAGACTTTTTCTAACCTTTTCTTGGCGATAGAAAACTGAGAGCCACCAGATGCCATTTCGTTGATACAAGTGCATAAATTTGCATACTCCACAAGTTGAGAAACCAAAAACCCATATTCTTTTCCAACCTTAAAACCCACCTTACCTTGACGTGCTAAGGAACGCAAGGTATTAGGCGAACATCTCAAAAACTCTGCGGCCTCAAAAAGAGTTAGGCTAGTATCTTGGGGTGTTTTTACCATTTTTCTTCTTCCTCACACATAAATAAATTTTATCCTTAATTTTAATTAGCGGCAGTTTTTGTCGCTCTGCAACAGTTAAATTTTCTTTCACAAGTTTTAAATCAAAAATATCTTTTATTCCCATTTATCATAGCCTCCAGATGGAACATGATCCCACCCATCATCATAAAAAGGCTCATCAACTTTTGTTTTTTCTTGTTTAATTTTTACAACTTTTGTAACTGCTCGTTCTTCTGTCTTAAAAATAATTCCGCACTTTTTGCACCGCCTTCTTCTCCTAACAACACCAGGTGAAGTGCGTGTATCAAGTGTTTCACTTTTAGCGGCACAAGTTGGGCAATCCATTGTTAAAACGGAGGCTCATCATCAAGTTTTGTAGAAGTATAATTGTTATTTTTTTTAAAACTTTCGCCATTATTTTTCTTTGGCTCAAACAACATAAACCAACCATCTGAGGCAATTGGTACAACATCAAGTTTTAAACTAAAACCTTTATCAGTCTCAATTACTTTTCCGCAATTGTGATACTTCTTTTTTTCCTCGCCAGTATTCTTGTCCTGATACGTCCCTGTCACTGCAACCACATCATATTTCACACCCATATTATTCTCCTCGGTTATTTAATTCTTTCCATTCAAAATTGCGAAACAAACATTTTGCATCTATAACGCTGTCGCTTCTTTCGATTTCTAATAAACCCTCATAAAACTCAGTAGCATTTGCGTACCCTGCTGCGTAGGCAATTTTCCACAAACTATGTGTTTCGTTTAAATTCATGTACTGAAACCACCAGACAATTCCCCCTCCAGCGATAAAAATTAAGGCTTTTACAAACACTTTGCTTCCTCGGCTAATATTTCAAAAAAGACTTCATCGAAAAGTGAGCCCCGCATCGTAAAAAAATCTGCTTGAATTACTTCATTAAAAAGTCGGGAATAAAAAGCCTTGTAGTCATTGTTAAGTTTGTAAGCTAAATCTGAATTTAAAGTGAAATGTAAATCCCACCGCATCCGTTCCCAGATCGCAGCTACACCAAAACGTTTTTGCTTTGTAAAAACTTGATACGCAAGTTTATAAAATGTTTTCCATACAATTGGGTTTTTTTTATGAAAAACTAAACAATCTTCAATAATTTTTTTTTCGTTCAAGCTTAAAGATTTTGGGTTGTAGTAAACCTCATCGGCATGGCGTAAAAGAAGTTGTTCAGTAATCTCTTTGGGCGTTCCCTGTAAAACGTATTCAAGCTCAACCATAAATACCTCCTTCAATATTTTCACAAAGTTGTTTTTCCATCTCATCAACTTCCTCTAGAAAATCCGTTACATCTTTTTCCAACTCCTTACGCTCTTTATCTGTTGGCTCAAAGCGCACTACAAAGAGTTCAATATCTTCTCCTACTCTTGGGTCAAAACTTACAAAGTCGCACCACTGCCTACCCGTACAAACCAATTGAGCAATCATTTGGTTTTTGTGGGTTGTAGGGACTTTGCCTGCAAGCAACCACTCAATATGAGTAGTAGAATTTGGGCATTTGATTTCTAGTAGCCCGTCTTTTTCAACGAAACCATCTGGCGATGCACCGAAATTTTTGATGGTAGGATGCAGCATAAAGCCAACTTCTGCCACGCCACGATCTTTGTTTTTAATTTGGTAAGCCATTCTTGCAATCGGTTCGTTTTCCGTACCCCACTCCATCGAAGGGGAAACAAACGTATCTACGGGCATTTGAGTACGTCGCTCAGTTAGTAAACGGATAGCGTAATTTTTACGTTTTACTCCCGTTTTCGAGCGCATATCATTGGCTTTAGATGCAGTACCTTTTCCAAGACGTTGCTTAAACCATTCGTCTGAGCGTTGGTCCATCAGAATTGCCTTGCGTGTATTTCAGTAATTTGTTTCTTTCGTGCCTGCGCCTTACTTACTAATTTTTTAGTAGTATCTGTGGATTGTTGATAAATAGCATTTTCAACTTCATTGGCACTTGCAAACTCCGTACCTCCAAAACCCAAACCAGATAAAGCCCGACCGATTGCTGACGTCTCCGCATTTTCAAGGGCAGAAGTTTTATTAATCATAGAACTGCCTCTTTTTTCCTCTGCAAAGCCCGTAGAAAGAATCCTGTCAGTCTCATCAGAAATGGTAGATTTGATAATGACTACCTTCTCATCTATTTGCACAATTTCGTTAATAAGGGAGAATCGTGGATATTTCTCCCGAAACTCCTCAACTCTTTTTGCTACAGTTTTATAATCCTTGCCTTTTATATTTACTATTCCGTTCATTTTTCCTCCAGTAACCTTAATTAGAATTTGTTCAGTAAACTTTATATTAATATAAAGTAAACTTGACAACAATGCAACCAGTTTCCTATATTTAAAGGCAAAAAAAACCCACCTATTAAGTGGGCAGTAAAGATTATGTTAATTTAGTATCTGTCTTTTTTAGCATTTTTTAAAAAAAGACAGTTAAGGTATGGGGTAAGTTGTCTCTACAAAGTCCTCCTAACTTCTTTGCAAACCCCTATAATTTCTATATCTTGAACTTTATTGTCCAGCGTGGGAAACAATTCGTTCTCAGGCAAAAACTGAAAATGATCTGTGCTGTAATCAATAATTTTAATTTTACGAACGTAGATAGTTTTATCTGCGCGGATTAAAACATAATCTGTCGGTTTAAATTCGACGTTCGGTTCTACAATTACAACATCGTCCTTTCTAAAAACTTTCTCAAGAGAGGTGTCGAGGACTCTCCAGGCAAAACAATCTTTTAAATGAACATCAACAATCAATGTATCCTCCGTTGGTTGTAAATAAACATCTTTGTAAAAAATTTTTGCTGATGAAGTTGCATAAAATTCAGCGGTTTCATAATTAAGTTTCGCAGGTAACTTTTCGTTTGCAAAAGCAGCTAGTGTAATAATGCTCTGCATTTTAGGAATATATTTGCCGGTTTCCCAACTAGAAATTGTTGCCTTCGAAACGTTCAGTTTTGTTGAAAGCTCATCCTGAGTCCATTTTAGTTTTTTTCGACAAAATACTACCCAAGCGTCGATATCCATGTTTTACCCTTAAATTTTTTACAACAAGTTTAATAACCACAAAAAATCTCCATTAATTATAAAAAAAAAGTTCTCCGTTTTCGCTTTGAAAATATAGATTACTTTAATTATATTAAAAAGTCTAGTTTTCTTTACTTTTAAATAATTATAAATAAAATGAAGGAAACTGTATAAAAATGTAAGGTTTACTTTATAATATAGGTATGAATACACTAGATATAGTTTTAAAACATACCAAAACCAAGACGAAACTCGCAAAAATCTGCAATATCTCAAAATCTGCGGTTGGGCAGTGGGGAAATGTAATACCTGCTAGATTCTGTCCGACAATCGAAAGAGTAACTGGAATCCCGTGTGAAACCTTAAATCCGCAAGTGGAATGGAGCGTGCTGCGTGAATCTAACGAACAGAACAACTCTGAAACTCAAAGAGCAAGGTTATCTCTGTGAGAATGTTGAAAAATATAATTACTTTACTAAACGAAAAAATGATTTGTTTGGTTTTATCGACGTGGTGGCGATTAGCAAGAACGAGACCCTGGCTGTGCAAGTTACTTCGAAAAGCAACATGAGTTCCAGAATTAAAAAGATTAGTGAATCTGATAACTACCCATTAGTTTTGGGTGCAGGTTGGCGAATCATTGTTCATGGGTGGTTTAAGAATAAAAAAAATAGATGGGAGTGCAAAGAATTTGAGTTTTAAACGCGAAACCTCAGCGTTCAAGTAAGAAGAGGAAGATGGGCTAGAGGCTCTGGAATAAGTAGCCAGAGAGCAGGGGTCGACACCCTCGATAGCCGTTAGGATCGGGTCGGGCTGACTAACAGAGTGTTGTTACGCAATACATCTCCCGTCA